ATCGTCACGACACCGCTGCGGCTTTCCAACACGAGACAGTTACCCGCACCCATTACATCCATCTCGGCAGGATTCCACATCTCATCCTCGATCACAAGTCCAGCAACCGTGAATCCGTGGATTGGTGTAGATCGATGAGGCTGAGCCGCTTGAATACCAGCAACTGCAACAGCCGCAAAGTTACCGTCCAGTTCCATAAGATTTCCGTTATCGTCGTAGCGTCTAACGCGAGACGGAACAACGTAGCAGACATCGCGGTTCTTCAAGGCACCAGCACGATAGACAAATGTATAGGGAGTGGCATTATCACCAGGTACACTTGAGTCATAGTAGTTAGACCCAGAAGCAAAGAATTGGGATGGACTTCCCGTCATGAGCCCGCGTTCCTTGGAATAGGCATTGCACCATGCAATATGCGATAGCGCGTACGTAATAACCGACTCCTGTACCGCAACCGTAACGGAACCACTAGGGAACACACAGAGCAATTGCTCGATGTTGTCCTTAGTACGGAACTGATCGATCGCGGTCTTATAGGTAGCGGCGATTTGCGCAGCGGAACCAGAAGCTTGGCAAAGCCAAACAGCCGGCGCGCCATTCTCAAGAGCAAGCAACCCAGCAGTAGTCAGAATGCTATCACTATTGTCCTGCACGCCATACCGCGACGTAAGCTGATCTTTATCACTGAACATAAGCGGTGCAAATTGCGACGCGGGGGTGTTGTAACTGTAACTCACGTAGTAAAGCGAACCGGTAGCAGGAACATCCTGGGGTACACGAAGCGTTCCTTGTGGCCACCCAATACTACCGTCGCCCGCGGTAATTGAAGCACTGGCAGAATTGTAAAGCAAGCCATTGGCACTGACAAACGCTGAAGCAAGACCCCCATTGACTCCGGGGATACTTGCAATCTGTGCAACCGTCACACCGGTTGCGTTTAATGCGTTAACAGAAAGATAGTCAGTGTTACCCGTGCCACGCGTTACGACCTCATCCGTAATAGTCCTGAATGTTGGTCCAATACCTACGACTGCTGGGATCCTGGCGGTATCACCGATATTTATGATGCGAGGATTGTCCAGCACCACAACGCTGACGGAAGACGGTTTGTACGTCATGTTGAAAACTCCTTCAAATTGGATAATACAACTCTGGTACCCGATCGGGATACCAAATCACTTCCACAAAATGCTCTAGTGGCTTGACAATCAACACGTTCTCGCCCTCTACTATATATAACAGTTGAAAACGGGAAATTCAACCTAAATGACCACAATATGCCAAAATTCATCTATTTTAGCGCAAAACCTGCTATGGATCATAAGGAATAATCGTTTCAGTAATGTCATGCAGTGACTGCGCTGCGTAATCCTCATGCCATTCGGCAAAGAAGTCTACCGTCACGCCAACCGTGAAAATGATGTCATTTTCCCCACGCCGGCGATTCTCTACACCGCCAAGCCGGATGTTACGAATCGAAATATCTTTCCCGGTAAACTCCCCCGCGCTCTCTGGACCCGCAAAAAGCTCGCCTAATCTGGTTCCATCAGTAGCATCGGGCAAACGACTCAATTGCGCATGCTTGGCTAGTGTGAAATACTGCGCCACCAGTTCGGAGAGCTTATACGCCTCCTTGGTACTGTTTTTGGCCATACATCGAATAACACAGGATCCTTCGAAATTAGTGCCATAGCGCATAAAAGCCGGCAATACAACACCACCGTTGATACTGCCCGTCACATTAGCGGATCCCGAGGGGTACTGATAACATGTTACGGCCGTGGTATCGATTCCAGCATAATACTGGCTACCTGAAGCGGATTGGAATGTTACCCAGTAATCCTGACCAGTTAGTTGCGTAAACGGAAAGAATTCCGAGTACATCGATTTGAATGTCGTATCTGTAGTGCCCCTGATCGAAGCACTAGCCACCAAAGTTGGAGACGTCTGGTAGTTCTGGTACAAGTTTGCCTGAATATCATCTCCACTGCTTGCAATGTTGACAGCCGCAAAGGTAGCCCGTATTGCGCGCGCGGTGTCATCACTAGTCACAGGAGGCAGTTGCACGGCCAGTACATTGGTGTCATCCACTACAACTGACGCCTGCATCCTATTACCAAACGGCACCTCATCATAGTCATAGCTGTCGATGAAGTCGTTGAACGCGATCGGCGCCAAAGTCCCACCCATCGACTGAACGGTGATGACCGGATATTTCTCATTGTCTTCGAAAAACTGCTCAAATGCCAACTCCACACTTCCGCTCGGGAACTGCACTATGTCAAGACCCGAGTTTACCCATGACGAGTTGTAGCGAAATACCCGACGCAGGTAGTCCACAAAGGTGTTTACTGCGTAACTCTCTAATCTGAAGTACATTAGGGTACCGTCACTTCTGTATCTCCAACTGTCACTGTCTTACCACGCAGTTCGTCTCTGTCATAATCTTTATGATCAGTCATTATGACAACATCATTATCTTCCATTTGTTCTAGGGCATGCCTAATAGCAGTAGGATCAAGTAATTGCATCTGCTCCTGGGAATTTGGATCATGGGAATCAAAGTCTGGGTCATCTATCCACATACAGGCCACATTCCCAATAGACTCTGGAAATTCTTCCCAACTGAGTATTTGACGCCACCCACGCATCACTTCGCCTGCGTATGCATCTGCGTAAACACCAATTCCATGAATCCATTGAAGCAAAGTTCGTCACAGATCGCCATAATATTAGCGGGGGCTACGGTGTTCTCATCCTTACCCACAAGGCTCATTGCGGTTGTCACGTACATATCATGCAAGTCCTGCAGGAACACATACACAACCTTGGTACAGATACCACGTCCGGGAAAGAAGTTGTGAATAGCCCATCGCGAGGGCAAGTGTAACTTCTTAACGATCCAAGCCCATATGAACCAAAGCAGCATCATCTCCCCATAGAGCATGCCGTCGAACTGCTTAAAGACGGACAGAAGAGCAGGGCTGATGTTCATTTGATTCTTCCAACGGTAAACCCGCAGATCGTAATAGGGGTCGTCCACCAATGATTGCCAATCCGTGGTCTTAATCAGAAGGTCGGCTTCAAATATATTACCGGTATCGGGGCCCCCAAGAAACGGAAAGAACCCAACACCCGTATGAGACCAAGGCTCCCCGGAGAAAAACCGTATGGACTTCGACAAAAAGTTTCCGTCCATGTTATTGAGTATCAGGATATCACCAGGCAAAATGTTCATGGGGTCAACTCCTTGTACCGTTCAAGTGGGTCAATTCATACTCCTTAAACCACAATATAGTTTTCATTCCTGGAAACTGCACACCAATCGAACCCGTAACATCATCACGTTTCCTAACAATACCATAGGCTCGTTTACGCTGCAGTTTGGTAAGCACAGGCGCGAGAGAATAATGCGGCGTCTCCCCATGATGAAACTGCTGAATACCCGACTTGATTACAACTCGAGCGTTGGTGTTAAAGTAGCCCATTGTTAAGGCCTGTCCCGTAGAATTACAAAATCACAACTGAGCAAGTTGCAGATCTCAGTTTCACGCTGTAGGTCTTCTTGAACTTGACGATCATGATATTGCTCATAGACTTCATATACGGTATTGGTATCAGGACAGTAGCCATCAACCACATATCCCAAAGCCTTAATAGGATAACCGCGGATAATCTTTACAGCGTCAACTCGTTCCTGCTGGTCGAGCATATCGCTTTCATGAAGACCCACATTGACAGCAACCGGACCTAATTTCTCAATTCGTTTCATAGTGGCAATCCTCATTTTTTGCTTTGTTTCCGCAGAAGCCTTACGACCAAATAACGGACTAGAGGAACCCCGCCGACCAAACATGGGGCCCTTAGAACCCAGTTTTGCCAAACGCATATGTTTCTTGGCTTCTTCACTCGGATGAAATCCCACACGTGCTAATTTAAGCTTGCACCGTGTTTCCTCACTAACTTGTTTACCAAGTAAAGCTTTACTTATTTTATGTTTAGCTTCATCCGTATGATGTTGTCCAAGTTTAGATTCTCGTATTTTTTGTCTTTGCTCCTCATTCCAGTGTTTTCCAAACATAGGATGATTAGAACCGCGTAAAGAATCACCCCGCTTCAATCTAGTTTCAATACTAGGATGTTTTCCAAACATAGGATTGTTAGGTCCCAACTTAGATTCACGTAGCCTTCTTCGAGTTTCTTCTGATATTGGAGACATTGTTAACCTGATGTATATGGTATACTATAACGAAGATCAGATTTCTCAAGCAATTTTACCTTAAACCTTTGTGTCATAAGTGTTCTTTGAATAATTGAGTCACTTTTATTCACAATCTCGTATCGCTCTTCGGTTCCAGAAATCGAATCCTCTGGCGCCACAATCAGGATATCAAAGTCATGAACATAAGGTGTCCATATCATCCAACACTGACGTTCATCAATAGTTACTTTGCCTTCATCATTGATTACGAGATCGCGCGTAGCCATGGGCTGACGTACCAGGATCTGACCGGTCTTCCTAAAGGGATCGTTGTAAGGCATCGAAAGATCCCGATACTGCGACCAGCCAAACAAACTCATGTTGTCCCCATCACCGCGCTTCAACTGTTCTATGTTGACACCCGGCGACATCGAACTGTAGTAGTATGTGATAGCATGAGAGGACGGATCGTAATTCTTGTTGAATACAAGTTCAATCTGCTGCGTCGCAAGATCCAGCCGCTCGGCTACCGCAAATTCATTGTCGTTGACCAAGTCCTCTACATTTATGACACGAATAGCGGCAGTTCCGTCAATTTGAACGAAAATAGAGCCCCGCCCGTAATTTGTATAAGGACGAAGATCAGGATGCGGGTTGGACCCAGAAGGCCATATAACAGTCCGGAATTGGGGCGCCCCCACGCTATACGAGGCGATCGTCATGGGGGTGGCCACTGACCCCAAGATGGACCCCGTCGTGGCCTGGAAGAGCAGGTAGCAAGGAATTGGGGATATCCGGGACTCTATTTCAGCGGATTCCCGTATATAATCAATAATTTGATTGTCCAGGCCCAAAAACATGTCATAGTCCCAGCGATAAGGCGGTTGTATCATATACTGCTGCCTCTCTTATCCAAAGGATGCTTGAAGTTGATCCCAAGGCCACGATGGATCTACATCACTTTTGTCGCTGCGCACATTCGCGTGCGTCAAAACCCCTGTGAACCCAAGGATAAGTGATTCGTCAAATCGCAACTTATCATCTCCGGGAATCAATTGCTTCGGAACATTAAGCTCCTCGCACAGGTGATTCACGAGCCACATGACGGCGGGTGTCTGGGTAGGGTCGTACGCGTCAAAGAATCCGTAGCCACGAAAACGCACAGCTAGATCAATAAACTTGTCCTTATCATCGTACATATGGTACAGACGCTTTGCATGAGAAAATGGAGGAACATCGATATCAAATGCATACAGATAGTCGGGGTCAAATAGCGCAGGATGGTTCTGTTCGGCTAGCATGGTATTGAGCTCGTTGCCTGACCGAAGGGCACCTTCAGATGCGATTTCAATTCCGATAGATTGCTTATTGGCAATCGTGTTGCTCGAGGTCTTGAGACCCAAATGCCAAGCCCACGCTTCGGGAGGAAATACCTCATATATGGTGCCATCGCGTTCCACAATGTAGGCAGTAGCAACGCACAGATCTTGACTGTCCCAGTATTTGAATGTACTAACACCACTTCCGCCAACGGTGTGGTGAAGATAGATTTGTTTCTTTGGCACAACATCATGGAAGTAATGATTAGGCTGCAGACGAAGTGTCTGATTTATTGCGAAGGTCACGTGTGTCTCCTTAGAGTTACTTAAACACATGGGCGATGACCGCCCCGACGATCGCGCCAAACAAGCCCGATACCAAGCCAATACCGATCGCTATGCCACGCTGCGTCGCCTGCTTGCTTTCTATGTTACTAATACGATTGTTCAATAATTCCAATTTGGTAGGTGTATCCACTATTCGCGTTAAAGCCAACTCCGCTTTTTCCACCCGCAACCGAAGATTCTCATGCGCCGCATCATATACTTCCTTCAGGACAAATTGATTTTCCTTCCTGATGTACTCTTCCCGAAGTTGATTCAAATGGTCAAGACGCTTCTCCAGACCACCCGCAGTAATGTCTAACTGTTTGGCACGCTCGGAGAGAATTGCATGCAAGGTATCTATCCGCGCACGGACAATACTGTCAACGTACCAATGAAGCCTAGTATGATTATCATCCGGTTCTTTTTCAGGCATCCACGAATCTCCTGTATTGTAAAAACACTCCATAAGTCACGAAAATTGGATAATTGACATCGCTTATACTTTAAGACCAAAAACACCAGCGGCCCAACGAAATAGTCCTAGAAGATCCCAAGTTATTCCCAATGCATGGATAATGGTGTTTACGATCAGAAGAACTATGGCCGCGTAGAGTAAAGCACCCCAAAGGTGCTTAAGCGGCCGAAGAATGGGCGTTGCTGCTACTGACTGCGCGGCATACTTCCACATCTTTGCACGAGCTTGCTGCCCCGCCGTAATAGTTTCCAGATCCTCCAACTTATGATAAATATCGGTCAGGGATTGCGATAAGCCTTTAGTTCCATTGGCCGATGTATTATCAAGCGTAAATTGAATATTTGCGACATGTCCCGCTGCTTCAGCCATCCTCTTATGTAACACATCAAACTGGTTAGTCTCATCAGCCAAATGGGCATCTATCTTGGCATGAAGACTTGCAAGGCCCGAAAGAACACCGGCATGCTCGGGCTGGAATTGATTCTTCCAAGTCAGTAGTTCATCATACTTGGACATTTGTGCTTTCGCAAGCGCAAACTGTTCTACATCTCGTTTATCTATTACCGTCACCTTGGAATCCAGCAACGTTAAACGTGTATCTAACACTTCAACTTTTCTGGACGTAGCCTCAATTTTTGGCATTACGATATTATGCTCACGCTCTACCGTGTGGTCAATGTACTGTTTTATATCCTCGCCCGTCCTAACCACGACATTTTTAGGCTTCTGACCTACCGGCGACAATACCTTACGTTTCAGTGACATGGAGAATTCCTTATTTGTAAATAAGTGTTACAACACCTTGAAATGCTCCAAATTTCACCGACAACCCGGAATTGACGCGAACGTCAAGAACCATAGCCGCTGGCAAAAGATTGGTAGCGGGAACATTGACCGTTGCAATTACGGGCCCAACACTGCCTGACCCGTCGATAATCTGAAATGTCCCAAGAGTTGTGCACTGCCCCACCAAAACGGAATGAAGAATCCCGTCATGCGTCAGTAACGTTGTATTGACGTTTGATCCCGATGCCTGAAAATATCCAAATCGATCCATGATAATGTTGCTCCTTTGACTAGTTAATTGAATCCAAGACGTGTTCCTCGAAGGCCACGAGTGAGGGATCGTGGAAAGCTGATCATTCCGCTAAATTGCCCCTTAATACCAACTCGCTCAAACGCAATACTCTTGCGCATACCCGGCAAGACCTGCGTGATGAATTGTAGAATACTGCCGGCCACTACATTACCATAGTCAGCTTGTTTGACACGCTCGATCGAAACGCCGTTGTCATTGTAACGAAAATGCTTGCCGGCTTCAAAAAGTTGAAGTCTAAGACAGGTAAAAAACATGGCGCACATTATTACCGCCGTCAAGAAGATAGAAATACTAGACTCGTTTTCCGGAGCAAACGGATCGCCGCCAGTAGCCGCGGCTTGTGCGGAGGCATCATACAGATCCTTAAACCGATAGAACGTCAAAATTGGAGGGTACCCATTGAACATGTTGAGCCCGAGCCTAAGATCCTCCCAAAGCTCCTCATCGCCAAGGCGTGCTGGTAACTGGTAACTGGAACCAGCGGCATTGGCAATGCGCATGCTCAGTTGGCTGCGTAGTTGCGTAACGAAGAATTGTTGCTCAATGGACAAACCCATAGGGATCCCTTAGAGAGATTTAAGCAAAAAGAGTTCGCCATACGCCGTATAAGGCGTGCGCGTATAAACGCCATCTGCAGAACCATACAGACCAATTTCCCAGAAATAATCGCCGGGTAAAAGTGTCTGCGTATCTATTGGTTGAAATGACACGCCAATGGTCTGGTAATCCAACGCCACAACAGACCCACTGGATCCAACCGGAAAGTAGATGTCATACCCCGATTGCGACAGTGTTCGCTTGGCACGAAAATCCAGATCATAACCACCAATACTTCCCGAGGGTAGCCCTGATACGTCAAGCGGGACAGCAAAGATAACAGCCGTGCCCTGCTTGGCAACAAAGATCGACCGCACGGTCATTGGAATCAGTTGAAAGTCCATACTGGGGCAACTCTTGAGCATCATGTGATGCAACTGACGGACCTGGCAGAGGGAATCTGTCTCATACCGCCAATACTACAGAAGGGTAAAAAAAGCAGAAGGTAGGTGGGCGGGGGATACCCACCACGCCTACCTTCAGGACACTACAGAAAAGCCATAACGTTAGTTATGGGTACCGAGCGCGACGCCATTGGCATTGAGAGCGGCCATTCCGAGTTCCTCATAACCAACATACCCGATCGTGGCCTGTTTGGGGTCATCATCTGGCATGAGGATCATTTCGGTACGGATAGGCATAACGCCAAAGAACCGCGGTTCGGCAAGATTGTAGACGTTGCCGGCTACGACCCTACGGGACACGATAATGTCAATTCCCCACACCGAGCCATAAAGACCGGTTTCGAGGATTTCCCTCATCGTAACCTGATCAACTTCCGCTTGACCCCATGTACGGACATCCTTAAAGCTGGAAAACCGCATGAGGTAGCCATACGACGGAAGGTCATGATCCATCACAACATTGGACAACCTGTTGAGGAAGTCCTTATCGCATCCGGTTGTACTGGTTGCCGTCGGATTGGCCGTTTGGTTGGCCGCTACCGTGGTATTGAGCAACGCCAAGAACTGATCGTCTTCCTGGACTTGCGTCTGGATTCGGATCTTTTCCTGAGTACGATCGAGGATGTTGAAGCGCCGCTGTTGGATCTGGCTCAGCCGGATTTGTGCCGGCGAGAAGATCTCCCAGGTCGTGGGTTCAACATAGTCACCTTCGACGTTGTACTCGAAGACTTTGCCCTTCTTGGCAACCACGTAGGACGGAACATTGATATCTTTGTCATAGCGCGCAATTTGTCCTTGCGCAAGCACATCGATTTCGAAGAACTTGCGAGCCGTACCGACATAATCGAGTTCGGTACGAATAGGCACAGCCATTTGCGCTCCTATAGCCTGCCTACCGGCTTCCGTCATCAGCGCCTGCCACACCGCGTCGTTTTCGTTCGCGTTGGCATAGTTCTGATAAGGATCCGACATCGGGACTTCACCGGCTTTAACCGAAAAGCCGCTACCAGGTTTTGTCATGGTATTACTCCTACTTTAATGATGTGAAACAAACGCAGCAAAAAGCTACGTAGATATGTTGCTTGCGCAACAACGTCGTGATATTGCTACCCTCTCACGACTAAGGTACTACTAGCGACTGGTGGGGGCAGCGAGCCACCCCCCAGTCAAGAAAAGCACTACAGCTTACAGACCACCCAACAGCTTGATCTCGAGGTTGTAGTTGTTGCCGGCAGTCGGAAGGCTCATGACCTTACCGAGCACCGAGGCGCTACCAGCAACCGGAAGAACTCCCGTCCACTTGCCCGATGCGCTGCAATACAGATCGGCATTGATCGCAAGATTCGGAACGTCCGCTTCATACGCGTAGGACGTACTGGAAGCCGCAACTTCAGCAGAATGGTCGATGACGAACCTGGTGCCGGAACCGTAAATACCGGTCAACAGTGACCCGGTCGGAGGCGCAGACAATTCGGTCGGTCCATCGATCGCTACGAACATTGCGGCATCGTTGGAACCCGCAAGCGAGGCATATTCGCCCGTTGAACTGAGCGTGAAGATCTGGCCGGATTTCCAGCTAGTCGTGATGGTTGCGGCCGTAACGGGGAACGTGTCCTTGATTGCGGCGTGTTTGATGATGACTTTACTCATGATACAACTCCTCTTGAAAAGGATGTGGTTAAAACGTTATGGTCGACGATTCCGTTACCGGACTATTACACAGCTACTTACCCCTGACGATATTTCGGCAGACGAAGTTTGCTGACATCGATACCCTTGGCTCCAAGCTTGCCGGCGGTCGTGGTAAAGGGCAGCCTAACGGTATTTTCACCAACCGTCAACTGCGGCACGATCGACGCCATCTTCTGAACCTTTGCATCGCCAGAGACGCTCTTATCGACGCCGTCTGTCTTTACCGATGCTTTTGGCTCACGCACGCCTTCGGCCTTGTTTCCGACAATACCGGTTTCGGTATCGGGGATATGGGCCTCTACAAGCGCTGCCTCATTTACGATCGGTAACTGCTCGAGTGTTGCGTCAATAGTAGCAAACGTTGCGTCATCGAGTTTCATGTATTCCCGGGCTTGCCCAAGAATTGCTTCCTTGGTAAAAGGAACCTCGGGGTTACGGCTGGCCAGTTTCTTGGCCAATTCAACCGAACGCCGAGCCCTGGCATACAGAACTTCCTCTTCCTGGGATGAAAGCGTTCCGGGTCCGTCTTTCGCCTTACCGGTGTCCTCACCCTTGTTCTTAGCGCTCACCGCATCATCCGCCGGGCTATACCCAACGTTCATGCTGGATCCCGCTGCAGATCCGGCAGCCTCAGCCGCCGCAGCCGCGGTCTTTTTCTTGCTGGAAGCCGCCGAAGAAGCCGCAGAACTACCGGCAGAACTACCCGCCGAAGAAGCTGCATCCTTCTGAGCAGAGGTCATGCCCTTTGCGAATGCTTTGTCACCGTACGCATCAGCATAGTATTTCCGAATTTCGCCGACGTTCTTGACTTTCGGTGCACGGGCTTCCGCTACGATCGGGGCGTTGATTTCGAGAACCTGACCATTCAGTTCGGTCGCGACCTTGTCGAGTCCGTACTTCATGACATGATTGACGATAGCTTCCCCATATTTCTTGCTGGTGAACAACTTGAAGGTCGCATCATTTCGAGGGCCAAGTTCCGAAGGAATTGCCTCAAATGCAGCCACGATCTTCTTGCCAGATTTCGTATCAACAATCTCCCAGAACGACCCGAATTTCTTCTCGGAATCGAAATAGAGACTCGAATTCACAAATTCTGACTCATTGCGGCTATACCCACCTTCATGGTCGGTCTGGAGCCGGGGCTCAACCGCCGAATTCGGACGTTTGTCTTCCCAACTCTTGTCCTTGTTGAATTTGTCGGCGCCGGAATGCCAATGCCGCAATTCAACCTCAGCCGGGTTCTTGCCTTCCGGCCACTTGTCACCGGAGAATTCCGCACCAGTAGGAGGCGTAGCCGTCGCTTCGACAGTACGTCCGCCCAACAGTTTGGAAACCATTTTGTTGAACACCCCGACTTCCTTGATCGTCTCGGCCGCTTGCTTCAATTGGCTGTTCTGGATCTTGGAAACAGGATTGTAATTCTCTTTCAAAAATGCCCAATGAGCCATGGCATCCCTTGCATTTTTAATAGCGGAATCAGCCGTTTTGGCCAACGACTTGAGATTCGAGGCGAAACGCTGATTTCCAGGACGCTGGTAAGATGCACTCTTGGCTTCCTCAGAAACTCCACCACTTGCTTCGTCAAGATGATCGATCACGTCCTTAATGTCAGACTTCGCGTCTTCCAGAACTTTCTTGGCGTCCTCAGGAGTTTTAATTTGATGCTTGGATGAACCACCAGGACCCTTACCAATTGACCCAGCCTCATCCGGCCCACCACCAACTTCGTCATCCCCACCCTTGCCACTTGACCCAGCGTCATTCGGTGCCCCACCACCCTCAAACGGAACCGTCAACTCTTCTGGTTTCATGTCATCAAGTTCGGCCATATACCCCACAGCTTCTTTCCTGATCGCCAGGAGCTCAGCACCCATCTCCTGCAATGCCGAAACAATGACCTGTGGCGTGAGTTCTTTTGTCATGGTGCTTCTCCCTAAAGTGATACGTTATGCAACAAACTCGTTAGGCAGTTTCCTGAATCAATAGCCTCAGACACTGCCCTATATCTGTAGTATATATAACAGGTTAGGGGCCAAAATTCAAGTTTTTAAGGGGTAATTTTTACAAGTTGGTCAAAATGAAGGGAATTGAAAGGAGGAACAATAAAAAACCCGCCTGGAAGCGGGTTTGGGAGGAAGGAAATCATCGTTGCGCAACGATGATTCATCTTCTCTTTACTTCAACATACGCACTGCCTTGGCATCATAGTATGTAACCAAATGCCCGGAATTCATTTCACGCTTCAATGGCGCAGCTTTAGGCAGCTTCTTCCAAGCCACAGGATCAATTCCCAATCGTGTCAAATGGAATTGTACATCTGACCATGGAATAAGATCGCGCCCCGCCCCGCTATCAAATTGTGCCGGCGTGGATTTCAACCGTATCTCTGTATCCCGAACTTCGATACTGCCATCGGGTCTGGCCGTCAGTAGCAATTTATTTTTGCTCATTTCACTTCCTCCTTTTTGTCGTTCTCCTAATCGTCCATTGCAACCAAAGCCAATAGTGTCATTATGCATCCTATGCATTCACCAATAACGCACACAATAGACGTTATCAGTTCATCCCCATGAAGCGGTACATGCAGGTGTCCTGTGGTCGCATACCCTAATGATCCGACTAAAAAAACAACACCCATTGTACCGATCAATATTCGAATAACCTGTCGCGACATCACTTCGTCCTCCTTTGATTTTGTTCACCTCAATCACGGCCATGGGTCCTCTCCCCATATCCGCATCACCTTGGCGTAACTTTTCCCCTCATTGTCCGGTTGATACAACTTTACGAGTCGGATAGGTTTCTTCAGAGCAAAGGCCATGCCCAAGTCGAAATGGCTACCTTTACTCGTTACATCCCAAAACACATCAACCCGATCAGCAATCCGCATGGCCTCAAGATGCCCCAGACAGATACCGTACCCTGTTTCATCGTTTTGGTCTACAGCGTATTTCGGGTTATGTACATCATACCCATCGCCGTTCGCGAATTTACACAACTCGTCTTTTGGATATGGCCCGAGTGGTTTCATAATCGCTTTGACCTTCTTGAAAAGAAGTTCGTGGTCACGACATTCCTTCTCAGTGTCGAATGTTATGCCGTCTGTTGACATGTATTTGGTTACTGGTTTCGTTATTTCACCCTCCGACATTTGTCGTCTGTATGGTCTGCGCAAAACGCCACCAATACCCACGACGGTTCCGGGCCACCAAAATACATTTCGGAGTCCCCATGATATGTTGTTTGCAGAACAGCGGTGTTCTTGCATTGTGCCCCCTCGGGAGATAAGGCCACGCAACGAACCCCTTTGATTTTGCGCGGGAGTTTGTGAATGATGGCCTTACGAAACGGCTCATGCCGAATCGCTAACTCCCGTAGATTCTTTTTCTGCAGGTCGGTCAATTCGGG